AAGCTACCACCGAATCAAATGATCTAACGCTAAATTATTACTTAGCTGCATGCCAAAAATAGAGTCCATCAAACTTTCATCAGCTGACGCATTTTCAAACACCTTCTCATCTTTGATTACTTTGAACAGCTTATCAAATGCCGCATTAATGCGCCTACGCTCATCACCCTCAGGATAAGCTTTATGTACGCTATCGTATAAATCATTGTTAGCGCCGTAGCTTAAGTAGTCATTACGGCGTCCTTGCGCCTCTAGACTATCCTCAATATACGCCTGAAATGCCCTTGCCGCCATTTCAACTGTTGTAGACCAATACGGCTTGGCGCGTGTTCCATCAAGAGATACCGAATTTGCTTTATATTTAGACGATATAGGACCAGTTTCAAGAATGACGGCTTCTCCTGCCTTATCTTGATTATAATATGCAGCCGCCACTTTTCGCCATGCTGTATGCCGTTTGCTACGGCGGCTCCTATTTGTTCTGCCATACATATCGTCAATCGCTCTTACAGCGCCGCTGGCATTGCCTGCATCTAAGATTGCTTTTGTCGTCCTATTGAGCTTATCGGGATTGATATTTAATTTTGCCAGCTCAATATCTTTTTCTGTAAGCTTAAACACTTCAGGTGTATAGGTGTCCCCAATAAACATAGCATCTTGCAAATCTCTAAAGGCATTTGAAATTTTAGGGTTCTTAGCAAGGCTTGGATTTTCTGTTAAATAATTATTTGCTCCAACAGCTTCTTCATTACCTAGAATTTCACCTAAAATGTTATCGATAGCATGAAACCATTCATGGCCAAGCGAGCCACCACCACGCATTTTGGTTAAGTTAATGACGCGTTGAACTGGCTCATAATGAGCAAGCGCTCCTCCTCTACCACGCGCACCAAAAGCCATTGCCAACCTGCCGTTAAATCCAAGCGCTTTATGGTCAATACCGATAATATCTGACAAATCAAACATGGCTGCTGCCGTATTCTTCACATGAAATTCAGCACTAGACTTTTCTTTTAAAATCCAATCTCCTGATTGAATATCTCTAAAGCCAAATTCATCTTTAAGCTCTTTGGTAGAGTTGATGACAACTTCTTTCCCGCCCTTACGCTCAATTTGTTCAGCAACAATTAATTCAAAGGTTGTTTTTTTCTTACCTTTTTTTCCACCACTTCCAGTCTTGCTGCTATCTGTAATAGTCAGCCCCCAGTCGTCATATTTACCATCTATAGCTAGGTTTAGGTGTTTAACAAAGGCTGATGACGTACGCTCAATAATTGACCAAAATCTCTCACCAAGAGCGACCCATTGCTGAATGTTCCTATTTGTAGTTAATGTCTCAAATGCCCCTATCGCATTGATAGCTTTTAAAGCAACATTGTACTCTTTCCACTTTTTAAACTTATTAGCATCTACAATGCCTTTGCCAATGTAGCTTCCACTAAACTGGCGTTCAGGGTATTTTTCTGTAGCCCAGCTCATTACCCACTTTTGTATATTATATTCAATTGGGTTTATACCCTCTTCCTTGGCCATTGCAGCAAGCCCAGCAATCGCTTCTTTGTATAGCTCTTCACTTTCCTCTTCCATCTCAGTTCTTAATGAATCTTGCTCTGCGGACAACGTTTTATATTTATCTGCGACGTCAGAACTAAGCATTGAGCCACTAAGTTCACCTGCGATAGCCACAAGTTCATTGTACAAATCACGAGGCGTGACACACTTACTAATGCGCGCTTTTAACGTATCAATACCTGCCACATAAGCTTTACGCATCATCTGCTTTTGCTGAGCTGCGCCAAGCTCATCTGTTAATCTTGCAAATGCAAGTAATTGATCTTGATTGTAGCTTATGTTTCTACGACCAGCATAAGAGTTTTTAGCAAATTCAACTAAGTCCCAATGAGGCTCTGTTGCCACAGATGCCAACACCTTTTGAATTAAAAAAGCTGTACCAGGCTCAATACCATTATCTTTTAACTCATTGTAGTCAACCTGACCCATAATATTTGATTTTTTAATTAGGGACTCAGCAAGCAGCGCATCAGTTTCAATTTCTGACCAATCAATATCCTTAACCTTTACAGCCACCCCATCTTTAGCTAACTGTTTTATACGATTACTTGCCAGCTCTTTTTTTGAGCCGGCAATATAACCCGTATCAGCATACCTATAGTTATCATCATTAGGGTTGTCGCTATACTCAGAATTAGAAGGCTCTAATTCTTGCACTTCTAGCGTATCTAGTAAAATTTCATATGCTGTCTTACTGCCAACATTCTCAGCATATGAAACATCGTCAAAAGCTGTGCTATCGTTGACATCATTATTACTGTGTGATGTAATAGTTAAAAGCTCGTCACAACGCCTCAAGCTGGGCTGATTATCTAAATCAGACTTGTTCAGCCAATGAGGAAGGTGTGACGGGTTTTCTTCGTTATACATTCCGTCTAGCTGCCTTGAAGTCAAATTGTATGCAGTGTGGTCACCCATCTCCCTTTCTGCTACTTTGATTCTTGCATGGTAATCTTTGCTTGCTACTGTAATGATTTTGCTAAACTCATAGAAAGCTATAAAGCTGTCTGAACGCTCTTTATTAGCAGGCTCTCTTGCGCCTATTTTTCCTTCTAGTAGAATTTGTGGAATACGAGGTGTAGCTAAAGCAATTGGCTCACGTTTGGCCTGCCATGTCATTTTATTTTTAGATTTGCTGTTCAAAACAACCAATCCAAGAGTCGTCTTAACCGCCCTACCAGACAGGTATTCCTTAAAAAAATGCATTGCGGATTTTTTATGATCACTGTTGTTTTGTTCGAGTAATTCTTGAAATTTATTATCCGCTTTTTTAATGTCCCATGATGTAATGGCATCATAAGCCGCACCTATACCGGCTCTATTATCTTTTGGGCTGCTTGTGTCGTCGATATCACTTAACACGCCAAGCTTAACAAGCTCGTTACGAACAAGGGTTGACGCTTCTAGCTTATCTTCTACGCTAGTTGCTGAATGTAATTTCTTTAGGGCTGTTTGAAGCGGTACCAAGCGGTCAATATCAATAGTCATAAAAATAATTTCCTAATATATGATTAATATGTAATATTGTTGCAGATAGCATTGCTCATGGTGCGCTATGTTCCTAATTTCAAACCTCCTAAAAGGAATCTAATCATGCAATTAGTAGCAAAACTTTGTAAAGTAGGATTCATTAGTTGTTTTTGGCTAGCTAGCATGCCGGCTATGGCGAAAGAATGTTCTGATATCTTATATGGGTATGATGAAGAAAATGAATGCGAGACTCTTATGCAGTCAGAAATGTATTTACAAAGTACATTAGGAGAGCTTGCTGATAAAGGCATGCTTACGGACAGTTTAATTCAAAAGCAATCACGTTGGATACAATCAAGAAATACCGAATGTAAAAACGATGTTCAGTGCATATATGAGAAGAACTTTAGCAGAGCTGATGAATTGAGGATAAAAGCTAAAATACCTCTTGGCGGTTGATATATCTAAAAATTAAAAAAAGGGACGCCACACCTATTGGCATTGTGACCCCCTAACACAAAACTACTGTATTGTCAGGCAGTCTAAAAACTGGATTGCGTACCCTGCTATCAATGTGTCTTTATCAGTGCCGTTAATGACTCGGCGAGCGTCTTTAAACTGCTCAAAAGAACCATATCTTATGTATCTTGATAGTGATTGGCCAGTGAAATGACCTTCCAGCATACCAACGATCATGATATCTGCTGCATGTTTTGGGTCTAGTGCCAGTTCAGGCTTATTCACAAAATCAACGCCTAGTAACTTGCGCATCAAGACATAGTTTGTTAACCAGGTTAGCTGCACATAACCACGGCCATAGTAAATTGGAAGTAAATCAGAGTACCTGCCGCCATGGATATCAATACGACTACCATAAGGCCTGCTACGGCCTTTGCCGTATTCTTCGATGGGCCTCATGGTTCTTGCTGTTTCATGCCAGGTAGTAGCTAGCATATAAGCAAAATAAAGCGGATTAATAGCATTGCCGCCGTATTGGTTGCAAGCCTCTAAAATACTATCAAACCCATTAACTTGGGATTGTTTGAGTGGGCCAAAGTGTTTAGCAAGTTTGCCAGGCTCATAGGCAAGTCGCTTGCCAGAATCAGTCAAAGCTTTTTGCGAGTTCAGGCCCCATAATCCATCGGCTTTGGCACCAGCCTGCCCTTGCAATCTCTTGATGTTTTCTCTAATTTTTGCTGTCATTTTCTCTAAATTCTCTTATCTTGCTTTTAAGCTTACTAATCCTTTTGGTACTGCCCGCTATATCTAACATCAACACAGCCATTGATAAGACAAGCAGTACTCTTGCTAAAATCGTATGTCTTGAAGGCACAAACACCGTACTACCAACATCAGCCCATAAAAGCCCCAACCATATAAATCCATAAAGAACTATCAAAGTAGAAGTTGATTTACGGTTGGTGCAATATCTGCCACTAAACATCACGACTGCACACATAAATAATCCAAGGTACGGCGTTATATTATTAATGACTTGAAAGTTGATGATGATTGGATGTTCCATTTTTACCTATCCCCATTTCCTTTAGTGAAGATGTTGGCCAGCCATGACACTCTACTAATTAACAGCTTACGTACTGAGTCTTGGAGTTCTTTATCACGCTTTAAGTCACCTAGGTTGTTGATAAGTACCACACCTGAAAATGACATAACCAACGCTGTCATCAGCATAACTTCAATCGGTGGGCTGGCAGCGTCGGTAAGTGCTGGTAATAAAACAAATGCTCCAATAATTCCACTAAAAAACCCACCAGCAAGATGAAATATTTGTTGTAATACGGAAGGTCGCTGATCCATATCGCTTGTATAAATGTCAGTAAGCAAAGATGCTGCTGAACCAAGCATACTCAACAATAAAACAGTAAAAAAGAACACCCAAATAGGGAGATTGAGGTATAAAAAAGTATGCGTTTGATTAAGTTGATCCGTAATAGCCACTGCACTAGCAGACGCACTAAATATACTTGCTACCGAGCTGGTAATCAGCCCGATAGTAAGCTTTGCAGTATCAATATTATGTTGCACCCTCCACCCCTTTTAATACTCTCAAGCACTTAAGTTATCGACGTGCTGTTAAAATCTTGATGATAGCGTCTAGCCTTTTGTACAGTCCTAATTGGGCTGTTGCGTCTCTCTCCATTATCTTTGAGCGATAATCAAATGCTTGCGACCTATCATAAAGATCAACAAAATTCAGACTCATTTTAAGCGCTTCAAACATGCTCATTTGGCCATGTTCCATCAGCAAAACGATGTCACTCAACAATATATCTTGCAAGCTGTCTCGCGTGCCCTCGTAACTCAAAAAGGGCTTGAAATCGTGCTGGCATGTATTCGCCATCTACCTCCCCAATTACCGTGATACCTTTGTTGTCAATGCTTGTAAAAACATAATGCGATAAGTTGAGTATGAGCGTGTCAAATAATTCGGCCAGGTTGTTAAAATCAAACTCGCTAAGATTGCTAAGGGTTTCAGCTCTAGCTAGGATTTGTTTACTTAGCTCGTTTTGGGTTAAGCTTATGTCTAGCTTGTCCCAAACCATATCACCACCCACAATGCTGCTAAGATTACCAAAAAGCTGGCAAGCCATAAGACCACAAGTCCAATCAAACAAGTTTTCACAAATTGCTTCAAGTAAGCAGGCATGAGCACCTCTAATATGTTGTACGCCTATACCCGTTGTTTCGTCTAAATGCTCCTTTGGTACCATAGACTCCACTGTTTCAACCACGTACTCGCTTAAATTACTTTCAGCTGAATACTTGTTTTGGGATAAAGCTTGTTGGTTTAATAAAAAATAATAACGCTCTTGTACTGTTAACTGATCCGCTAAGCCTTGATAGCCGGTTAGCAAGGTAATTAACGCGCTGATGCGCTTCTCGTTAAAGCGCTCTGGTATCTTGGCGATATCCATAGCTTGTCCGATCGTAAGATCAGGAATTGGTACTACATGCTCAAGTAACTGCAACTGCATTACTGCAACGTCTGTCATTTCTTGCCTCCGTTAGATGATGCTCTTAGGTTTGCTATATCGTATTTATCCCAGGCGGTTAGGGACAGCAATGTTATTTGAACCTTGATCGCGATTCTGTCACCGTTTTTATTCATCGGTGCTGTAATAGGCGCTGATAAGCTTTCAATAAACATAGGCTTGTATGTTTTACCAGCATATTGAAACTGCACAAGCGAAGGTATGGTCGATGCAAACATACCGTCAACACCTTCGCTAAGCGTACCCACCACTAAAGACGTATCTGACAATTTTCTAGGTGATGCGTATTGCTGTAATACATTTAATGCACGCTCAACTTCGGAAGCTGCATCAATCCACGCCTGAAAAACAAGCGTCCCACTAATGCGCACCGAGCTTGAAGAAGTATAGACTTGACGGCTATTGATCTTAGTAAACGTGGATTTATCTTTTAACCCCGCCAGCTTGTCGGCAGCGTCACCGACAACGCCCTTAACCGCGCTGTCATCCGCTGTTTCTGCATCCAGGTTGAAATAACTATACATTGACGCAGGTAGTTCGCCTGATTGAAGCATCCCCATCATGGTAGGCATCCGCCCTTCTGGGTTCGATGTTTCAAACGGAGTTGAATACTGGGCCTCAACTGTAAACTCACCATCTTCAAATAGCGCAGCAATAACAGTATTCCCCTCAATGGGGTTGTAGGTCTGTTTGCCCTGGCCACCTTCCAAGTTATCCTCTGATACCGGTCGTATCTTGGCGATAAGTCGCTGATTTAGGCCTTTGTGCATCCAAGGCACGCCCGATCCTACTACTATGCTTTTCTTGGGCTTGCTTGCATTATCCGCCGGCTTGTTTGTATTTTTTTTCATCTTTACTCTACCGCTTTAGTTTTCTGCAAACTCTCAATAGCTAAAGACACCAGTAAGTCACGATAATGTTCAAGTGTATCTTTGAAAATCTGTACAAGATCAGGCCTATCTGCCTCTTCAATCTTGCCAGCCAGCTCTTTTGCAAAGTCACTATCAAATCCCAGTGGGTCAAAGCTGCTTTCTGATACTTTGTCGCTAAGGCTTTTAACCTCTTCGCCAAGGTAATCAGTTTCGTTTTCTTTATTGCTTACTAGGCCTAAATCCTTACGCAACTGCATAATCTTTTTAAGCGCTTGTAGCTTTTGTAAATTGCTTAGTTCTTTGGCGTCTGATACGGCTGATTTAAGTTCTTTAATCTTTTTAAGCTTTTCAAACGGTGTTAGTGTCATTGAGTCGAACATATCTAACCCTTTGTCGTTACCGTAAATACTTTGAACCTTATCAACTGCATAGTTAGCAGCGTCTTTGGTGCTAACAGGTGGCGAACCAAATAAATCATCAGCGAGGCCGTGTTGAGACTCTTTTTCACAAAACTCGGCCATGGCTTTGAAAAATAACCCCATCTTCTTTGCACTACGGTTATTGGTAGCAATAAACACGGCTATTTCGGCCACACCTTCTGCCAAATCACTAAACAAGCCCATTTGTTTAACATACTCTGCAACGTCTTGGTTGTTGTCCTTAGCACTCATAACCACGTTAGCTGCATCAATGATTGCGTTTGTAACCTCGTCATCAAGGCCCTTTTCGATACTATCTACAATGCCACTAGATATATCTTGGACGTTGCCACGGCTTATGGCTTGTGCCTCAATGAACTTAGGCGCGGCCACGCTCAAGGCGTTTAGTACGTTTTGTAGTTCTGGCTTTGCGTCATCGGCCATCATTTCCGTTAATCGCTCGTCATTGTAGGCCTTGCTAAAAATAGCCGCCTTCATACGTGCCACCAGCGCTTGTGTTGGCTTACCGTCCTTTGTTGTGTATTGGGCCGCCTCTGTATCGCCTAATTGTTTTAAAAAGGCGACAACGAAGTTATGGTTACTTGATACCGTTAAATCCCCGTTTTCACTTGGATTGAATAGCATGAGCATGTGGTCATCTAGCATTTTAGCGTCCGTCTTGGCTCGCTCTGTTGCACTGTATGACAGCTTGTCGTCCTGGTTTGCTTCAATAGCAAACTTAACCCGATCAACCTCGCTGGTCCTAATCCTAATCAGTATTGGCCGTTTAAATGCTTCTACTTCTTTGGGGCTGAGTCCCAGGTAGTCGGCTTCATCAATGAGCCAATCCCTATAATCATCAGCTGTACCATTGTCATAAGCCATAGCTATTGCCATAGTTCGGCCGTTACCACTTTCCACGGCCATATCATCACCGACAATAGGCGCTCCACTATCAGCCCTGCCGGAACGCCCTAAGCTTTCAGGGTCAAGGTCACGTGATACTTTTTGCACCCATGCGACTGATGAATCACGGCCACGATCACGAGGCTGTAATTCTTGTGGATATATTGGGTTTTGGCTGCCGCTTGCCGTGTGACTAGCAATGACGTTATCAATTTCAGTTATAGCTAGAATCGTCGATACCCTAGTCCCTTTTGCTGTTTTAACATTATTGCTGCGGCCCTTGATAACCTTGCTTACCTGATTAGGCTGGCTGTTTGAATTATCTGATTTAACAGATAAGCCAAGCTCAGCTCTAAGCTGCATAACTCTTTTTATTTCATCAAGGCGCTTTAACCCATCAAGGTTTTTAGCGTCTGATATAGCAGCCTTGAGCTGCTTCACCAGTTCTATCTTCTGTAAAGGTGTCATGCCCGCCCCTTATAAGTCTGATGATTCTTTATCAACTGCGCTTAATACAACATCTAACGCTTGAGTAAATAGCGGGTTGTGTTCGTCTTTTTCGCCAATAACTGTCAGCCTATCAAGGTCAATATCATCGGTACTTAAAGAGCCATCGATGATTGAATTTAGGTAATCTGTATCATCTTGGCTATAGGCTGTTTCTGTTTGCTGCATCGCATGTCCTTGTTCAATATCACTGACTTCTTGTTCACCGCTTTCAATATCCTCAGGGGCATTTACTGTGGATATATTCTGTTCATTTAAGCTCCCGATATCTTGATTCAACCAGTTATTGGCCTTTTCAATATATTCAGGTAAGTCATTGGTATATTGATAATCGACAACTTCACCATCTTGTGACCATTCAATGGTAAAGTCATTAGGTGATTCCTTTGCGGACTCTCCATCATAGTTTTTGAACTTGCCTTCAATTTCAACTCTGCGGTTAGATACTTCTTTAACCGCTTGGAATACGCCTAATCCGGCATGTCTTGGCTCGATAAAAGCTGTAAAACCAAAAGATTCAGCAAGTCCATTGAGCTTTTCTAAATCTTTTTCCGTCAACACTTTTCTAGCTTCCCAGCGCTCAGCATTTGCCATAGCGTCCTCGTCATTATTGGCATAACGTGCATAAGGGTTTTCAGGGGAGAAAGTTTTAACATCAGATTTCAGCGCTTCTTTTGGGTCAAGCTGGCTAGTGATAGATTGCTCTTTTGTACTCTTATCTGTGGTATCTGCAAAGTTGTCCTCGGCCTGCTTAGAACTATTACCTTGTTCTATTACTTCTAGTATTTCGATGTTTATCTCATAATCATCTTCAATAGAATCAAACATATTGACTTCATCTGTAGAATTTGGCTTAATTATCTTAGTGTCTGAGTCACCCCCTGAATAGTTATCAGGGATCGGTTGCTCAGACATTTTTTTCTCACAATCATCTTCAATAGAATCAAACATATTGACTTCATCTGCATAGTTTGATTTAATATTATCAGTGCCTGAAGCAACCCCTGAATCGTGATCAGGGATCGCTGTTTCAGGCATTTTTTTATTGTCATTTTCTTGTAGTGAATCAAAAGATTTGTTTTTGGGCACTAAAAGGTCATAATGCAGTAATCCATCTTTAACATCTTTCTCAACCACGACTCTTAGCTTAATTAGCTCTTCGCCAAGCTTGATGGTATTCTCAAGATGATAATATCCAGACGCCATTGGTTTGTTAGAAACTTTAATATTTTCCTGCCAGGTTGCGTTTGTAGCTGTGGCTATAATATCTTCGATCTTTGCTACTAATTTAAGCTTTCTTGGGTCTGCGCTATGTGAGATAAACTTCTTAATGCCTCGTTTGCGAATCTCGACCTTCGCATTTTCACCCTCATCATCTTCCAATGCAGGGCAATCAACCCAACTGCCGGCAATGCTGTTAAAAACATCTTTCGCTTTACTTCTTAAGTCTATTAAGCCCTTTTTTGTTTCATCGAAACTACCAAGCTCATTGCCGGATAATTCCACCTTGGCTTCCTCTTCAGCTACATTTAAAGAAGTTGAGACCGTCATTTCATCTGGTTCTGGTATATATGCTGGCTCACCGTCCGCGCTTTCCGTAGTGTCAATATTGGCTTTTGATTTGTTTTGTTGCATAGCAGCATCAATCTGCTCTTTTAAGCTGGCAATATCTTTATCTAGCTGCTCAATGGTTTGTTTTTTCTGCTCAATATTGCTTTGAGCTTCATTGATATCAGCGTCACGCTTAGCTTTACGTTCTTGAGCACGTTTAAAGTTTTTGCTGTTTTTGCTGGCAAGCAGCATCATTTGACGTGCAAGAGTTGGAATCTTGACGTCCTGGCCGTTAATCGGTGACAAAATAGCGGTTACGTCGCGTTTGTTTAACAGCCACTTCCAGCTAACCATCATATCGCCTGCCAGCAATTTGCTAGGCGTGCTGTCTGGGTTGTGGAACCAAATAGATAGTTTTTGGCCGTCCGATAAATCAAACACAAAAGCAACGTTTACCACGCCACCACGTTTAAATGGCTTGGTTTGAGTGACATTGGTTATAGATAGGGTTTCATTTGAGGCCTGGCTCATTGCTCTAAATAAGCGATCTTTGAGCATTGGCAAGCGGTTGACCGTGTCCATGATTGAGTCGAATTCAGCTTCTTCTGCCTCTGAGTCAATCAACGCTTGCTGCAAATCCAATTCTTGTGTCAGCTCTTTAAACGTGTCAGCTCGGATCATATCTGTGTATAGATTGGTTAAGCTGCCACCATGGCTTGATAGGGTTAAGTTATCCCATTGAACTTCATTAAAAGCAGCTCGTGTCGCTTCCGCTTGCAGCTCTTTTGATGTGATGATTGGTAGGTAGTGCTTATCTTGTGAGGGGTTATTTAATAGCTTAGAAATAGCGTCGATTGACCACGCCTGATCATCTGTTATGTGATCAAACTGCATACCTTCGGCATAGCCTACCAACACGCCATAATCTGCACCCAAATAATCAAATTGAGTGGTAGCTAGTGTTAGTGCGTGTTCTTCGTCTAAAGCGCCGCCAATAGCGACTGAATCAACGTAATGGCCGCCATTTTCAAACAAGTTAACAACATGCCAGCTATCGTCATTGCTGCCAGCTGTTGAATCAAAGCCAAATCCATCAAATCCTGTTTCATCGGCAATTAATGCCAGCATATCTCGGTACTCACCTTCGATAAAGCCAGTCTCATAACGGCTGTAACGCGTCTGTTCGTTACCGTATCGATCTTCTGTTAATTGGTTGGCATGTGCTGTGCCTGTTTTAATGTAAGACATGATAAAAAACCCTATTACAATAAATATAATAGGGTTATTTTGGCATTAGAGAGGTAGTATGGTTTAGGGGTGTTCCTAGTTTGAAATGACGGCTATATTTGGCGAGTGTACTAGCAGTAATGCGTTAACAGCATGATTTATGTCGTTAATATTCGAACATAGGCTCAAAGATAAATATCAACATCTTTTTAGTCTAACAAGATTCTCAACCTAATATCCCTCTAAACATATCATCCAGATACCTAGTCTGATTACCCACCATAAATAGAATATTGCGCTGTTTAAGCTCATCCTCTGTCAACGAGTTATTAATCAGCTCCTTCATCGGTGTAGTAGTAACGATGAAGCTATTTAATATCAGTTGATCATCAAGCTTAGCCTCTAACTCTTTAATCTCTTTGTATAGATTGATTTTTGCATCATCGGTATTCATATTACGAATACCTTTTGGATCAATCAGAGTTAGATACTGCCGGCCTGTTTCTTTATGCACAAGCCATAATAAGAAGTCTGGGTAGAAGTTACCTGCTAAGGCAAAGCCTAATCCTTTATAGCGATTATCCGGGTTTCTGAGTAGGTAAACATGATAATAATCAAGCTCATCTAATTTCTTACTAGAGTTTATATAAGCCTGGAGATCATCAACAAACTTAACTTCACTACTCTCTCCTTTACTATCATAGTCAAATACCTTAGGTGACCATGTAAAGGGCAGTCCTTCATCTTTTTTACTAAATAATGGATAGTATAGGTGCTTATCAAACAGTACTGTTCGTAAGTCTCCATCTTCCCAGTCGACTAGCTTGTCTAACTTACCATCGTCCACATAGTCTTGAAGCACTTTTAAGCGCTCAAAGTATAGTTCTGCTTCGCTATTTTGTCCTTCTTTGGCTGTGAAGACATAGTTATCACAGATATGTACTGGTAAATTATCATCGCTCAAATCAAACTCAGTAACTTCATAATACTGACCTTCATAAGCATTCTTCATGGTCTTGTAGAACTTATCCATATAAGCTTGTAATAACTCTAGCAAGACATTCTGTTGAAAACGAATGCCTTCGATATCTCGACTTAGCTTCTCACTGTCAACATACAATAAATACCAGTCATCATGGCTATTCTTGATAGGTCGCATGCAAAACTGCTTTAAGTCGTTAACGTCAAGACGAATGTTGGTATAGCCTCTTTGCATTTTATACTGCTGTAACTGCAAATATAGCCAATCAAAATTAAAGAAAGGCATCACACTTGGTGAGATTTCTTGTTCTTGACGCTTGTCCTTTAGATCATCGTTACGCTTACGTTTATCAGTATGGTAAGCCTCGAGTCTTGGATATAAATCTAAAGTGACAAATGGCTTTTTAATCTTACCTTGATACTGCTTAGGTATTTCGAATAAAGACAATTTAACCTGCGCCTTAAAGCCATTAGGTTGATTGTCTTTATAGCCATCTTTCAAAGCCAAAGTTTTGAGCGTATGGGGTGCATTAATGCGATTGGTCTTAAAGTCTAATGTCACTAGATCTTGGTTAAGTACAATACCCTCATCATTTAGATAGTCACGGAATTTTTCCATGTAATCTGCATGTAAACCAAAGATATTAATCGTCTGTAATAGATCCAAATACAGATCTTTGTATTCAGCTAAATTGTAGATATTGTGAGGCGTACGCTTGAGTGAGAAGTTCTCACCCTTAAGGCGTACTCCTCGACCGAACAACTGAATAATTTGAGAGCCCTCTCCCCTGCCCATATTAAGCAGCCCCATTGTAGACACTCGCCAGCTACTCCAGCCTTCGGTAAATTTGCGTGAACCTACGAGCAAGTTAGTTTCACTGTTATCATTATTTAACGTGTCAAATAAGGTTGGTGAAGACTCATCAGTACGAGCATTTATAAAGTGGCTATCACTTAGCGCCTCACAGTGTTCATAAAGCCCTTTCTCATCACCGACATTAATCACGCCAAAAGGTGTGCTTTCTCCAACCTGTAGGCATAGCTCACCTTTATTTTGAGTAATTCGGACAATATTTAAACGTTGATTACTGCTGGTATTAAAAAATAGCCTTAGGATATTTTGGTAGACATCTTCGGCTTTTTTACCATGTAAAGGTGCAAAACGATTAGCAAAGATATTATTACCTTTGTTATCAACCAGTCGTGATTTATTGGTAATGAAGTCATGAATCCAGTTAATGGTCTCAGGCTTATGACGGCTGTCTAAAAAGTTAGCTAAAAACTTAATAATTGTTAAGATATCTGAATTATCATCACTAACTTTGTTACCCACAAATACCCATAAAGGGTTTTCTACTTTAAACTTTTTAAGACGACTAACATTATTATGGTACAGATACTGCTGTTGATAAAAGGCTAACAAGCAGGCTGTTAGGTAAAGCTGCTGATTGTCTTGGCTTTCGCCTTTTTTCATATTTAAAATATTAACTTCTTTACCGTAGCCATCTTGGTAAAAGTATTTGTATGAATAATCAAACAGGATGCTTTTAGCATAAACTTCACGCAAAGCCTCTCGACGTGCTTTTTGCTTTTCTAGCTCATCTAGCTCTAAGGCTTGCTTTTGAGTAGCATTTAGCTTGCTTAATGCCCCTGTATTAAAAAGCATCTTCGCTTTTGACTTTTGCTCCTCTTCTTCCTGTTTGACCACGTTATTTGACTTACTAACTGCCTGGCCAAATGTAGCAGAGTATTCAAAACTAAAGCCACTCTTGGTAAGCGTATCTCGGTAGCTCATCCAAGCACCTGCACTACTGGTACCTCGATGTCCTTCGTCAATTAAGACTAGGTTTTGACCCTCTAGAGACTCTGCAGCTACTGTCTTGTCGCCATCTTTTTCTGCCAGCTTATTCACATCGATGATTTGCACGTATTGCAAAAACTGATTGCGCGATTTGTTTTTCTCAAAAATCATCGCATCAATTCCAGATACCTTAAACTCCTCAAGGTGCTGCGCGCTCAAGCCTTCATTTGGGGTTAGCAAAATAATCTGATCAATCTTATCTGTGTGACTAGCCTTCTCAATATAATATTGATACTGCAATATATTGACGTGCATCAGTAAGGTTTTGCCACTGGCGGTTGCACTCCAGTAAGCTATCTTATTAAGGTCCTCAGGTCTATAAGGCTGTAAGACTTCACTATCACTTTTGCCTGTATTATAAGCAGCCACGGCATCATTTAACTCAATCAACATCTGCTGTTGATGGTTAAAAAAGTGATCTAAATAGTACTCAGTAAACAGCAATGATAAGTACTGAAAGTATTTAAGGTTGAGTTTATTATTATGCTGCTCATTACGTGCTTCTGTGATCTGTTCCCAGTAACGGACGATATTTCTATCATAGCGGCGTAAGGTGCTTTCATCTAAGGCATGGCTATTAAATAAAGTCCTTGATAGCTGAGAGAAGAACTTTGTTTGGCCTGCATCATCACCTTCATGCTCAATACCCTCATGCTCTGGTGAGTCAAGAAGCTTTTTCATCCCCTCAATTTGCCCAGGATTAAATTTAGACCATAGCCATTGTGCTAAGATAAGCTGTTCATGAAAGTTTATTTTTTTAGGTTTCTTAGCCATAATTTACTCTGCAAACATCTGTTCGAAAAATACCTGCTCAATTGAGCGTACTTTCAACTGTTTCTCAGCACCTTCTGTGCTAACCAAGTGAGCATTTATGTTGTGATCACCGTTAATGTAAATCTGATCAAATTCGCTATCTAAGGCATTAATCCGTAGCTTCTTAAGTAAAGCATCGAGCTCATCATAGCCAATCTTGTCACAGTCACGCCAGAATACAGTCGCTTCCTCGCCATTACGTAAGTGACCGATAACCTGTACAAAGCCTTGTTCCAGCTGGTAATCGATGGTATCTACTTTGAGGCCAATTAGGTAGTTAAAAGTATCAATAAGGTCAATCGACTGCTCAGTATATGCGCCAGCGCTATCCGCTGCGATTTTTAATTGATAATCAAACGGGTTTCTAAAGCTATTCACATTTAACAACGAGCCCTGACTCTCTATATCAAGCATATAATGCATCATATAGTCATCTTTTTGTTCTGGCGTTAAGTCACCGAACAAGTCTTCTTGCTTTTGGGTGCGAATAAGTTCAAGGTTATTCAAGGTGTCTTCATAGCTTTCTAACTTAATAACCTTCAGACAATGGCCAATGCCTTGATACGGATTAGCTTCATCTTCTATTTTTTTAGGTAATAATGGCTGACCATCTTTCCATTCGGCACTATATATTACCTTTTGAATACGTGGCTTAAGTACAGTGTCAAAATATTCACCTTGATCAACAAGAATATATTTTCTATCTAAATAATTTGGATCCTCTAAACTTTGTTCTCTGTTCAGAGTTATAACAGACTGAGCAGTGGTACCAGACCCTGCAAAATAATCTAAGACAATATCGTCACTATCACTTACCGCATAAATTGCATCTTTAGTATTAAAGACAGATTTAGGGTAATCGAACTGACTCAGGTCAAGACCCATATTTCTTTTAGACAGCCTAGTACCATTATCTCCTGCATTATATTTCGGTCCATACCATACTGTTTTAAACTGATCATCTGTCTTAGCTAATTTAATTTGGATTACACCAGTCTTCTTATCTATATCCACTTTTAGCTTATTGATAATACCTTCAACAGTACCTCTTTCATATCTCCACTTTCTTTCAATTCCTGAACTATCTATCGGATAAACAGCTATAGAGCCATCAGCCTGCTGAACGTTTGCTCCTTCTGGATGCCTGGACTCATCAAACCAAACATCTCCGAAACCAATAACCTCGCTATCTTTCACATATACTGCATAAAAGCAATTAGCTGCATCAGTTCTTAAAGACTCACCTCCCCAGTTCCTGAAATTAGAATACTCAAAATCCTTGGGATCTCGTTGAACCTTATTCAAACCTTTTCTATATTCTGAAATCGAAAAAATAGCATATTCATTAGTGTATGAAAAAAAATCTCCCATTACACCTTTTCTGTTATGTTCAACAGATACAACAGTATTATTATTATTTGGGAAATGCTCAGTTATTAGCCTATTGACACCATTTACTTCATGCTTATCAATTGCTACAACATGAGCCCCTGTCTTATTTATCAGGTTTTTTGATAGCTCAAGCCTACTGTCAATTAAAGATAGAAATGAAGAGTGTTTAAAGTTATTTTTATAAGCGATCTCACTATTAGGCGCATTATATGGTGGGTCAATATATACACATTGGATTTTTTCTTGGTATTTTTCCTGCAATAAATTTAGAGCTTGAAAGTTATCACCATGAATAATCAAACCATCAGTCTGCTCATCAAGATCGTTAATGGTATTAACGATCTTTGCCTTAAAACTAGTATCAAACAAGCTAGTATCTACCATCAGGCAAGGATGCGACTTCAAATAAGCAGCCTTGCCCCAATCTGAAACGAAGTCATCTTCTACCTTAAGTCCTAAATCCTCCCACTGCTGCCACTGCTCAGGAATACTGGCTATTTCGTCATATAAGTCTTCATCCACACGATCCAAAGTGATGCAGTAATGGCTTGATACCACAAACTTCTTCTTTAACCATAGCTTTTTCTGGAAGTTTTCAAGCGACGCTAAGAAATCAATCAACTCCTGGCCAATTTTGCGCAGGCACTTAATCATCGCAAGCTTCTTTTCAATCTCTACAAAGCTTGAGCTATTCACCACATCATCAAGGTGCATCACTTCATTTTTGATATAAAAATCAAGCTCATTACTTAAGAACTTACCCAAGTCTTTATGGATAAAATAGTCAGCTGTATTCTTTTGGGTATAAGTATCTAGATGCTTAAGTAGTAAGTCACGGCTCGGGTCTTTTTCTGTTGCCGCAGGATGAGTCATTAGCTCAGCCCACTGTAAGCTCACTGTACTGTTGTCTAAGATAGCATCATGCGCCTCGACATTAAGCTTATCCTGCTTGGCCTTACTGTCCATGACCGCATATTCAAACCAAATGGTCATCTCATTACCGTCTGAGCTAAGCTCAAGAGGATGTACTGTCTCCTCGTATTCCTCACCTTCTTCATCTATACGAGTGACTGTTTTTGGCTTAGATAACAATACAAAACGACGGTTTTTATCATTGTCTTTTTGATTGTCTTTAGCAGTATCTGCCGATAGCAAACGAAATAGAACTGTTTTATCAGACTCACCGATCGAATTAAACCGTATGCGGTAATTGCTGAACATCTCACCAGACTTTGTATAGTACTGGTCTTTATTGGCCCAGTGTAGCATCACCTCTTCGCCAGCGTATGGGATAGCATATGTATCACCTTTATAGCGACGCTGACTGATGAAGTCTCCCTCATCGTAATAGCGACTAAAGAAAGTATATAAGTGACTGTACACCTGAGTCTCATCAAAAGCATTGCCTGACTGCTCAAGAAGCGCTATATAGCGCTGACCCAGTGAGCTTTCGATAGCATCTTCATCAACCAATTTTCCTGCATCATCAAAGGCTCGCTTACCAAATTCTTCTTTTAGCTCATGAGCCATACTCTCAAGCTGACTATCTTGTACGTCACTTTTGGCTTGTGCCAGATAGCTTTCAACTTTTTGCTTCAGACGATTGTCTAAATAATCAGCAATCTCTTTACGGCGAGCATTCAAAATACGATAAATACCAAAATCTAGATCAGGTCGATCTATTTGAAATATATTCTTAAGTTTTTGATTTAGATTGGCATACTGACTCATGAAACGTCCTTTAAATAAGTTTCTTGTAATAAACAACTTGGCAAATAATAGTTAACCGGCTAATTTAACATATTAGCCGGTTAATAAATAGAGATCCAAAAGGCTTTGCCATGACTTTTTAGTGGCTTAAGTTAGTTGCCAACGTATTCTATAAAGCACTTCAAAGTGGCTTTTTTTGTGCATCATATTTTCTAAATTCTCAATTAAGGCATCACGTCTTTCTTCAATCTCATCTTCAACATTGAAGATATTCTGGCGTAGCTTTCGCTGTTCACGTTCTGCTTTCTTCAACGCTTCTTGTTTTGATTTTTGCTCTTCAATCGTTTCCGCCTGACGTGCCTCACGTTTTAAGCTCTTAATCTTAAGTTTGATATCATCAAGAGCAGATTCCGCAGACATCATTTGATCTTCTGCCCAGTCTTCAATCTTATCTTGCTCGCGCTTAAAGAATACCTGATTATCCTCTAAGGCCTTACTCAGCTGATTTTTGTGTTGTAAATCTAGCGTACTTTCAAATAAGTCAGATGGCTTAGTAGATATATCTTCCTTCTGCGTATGCCCAGCTAAACGTAACATTCTTGAGCATATATCCGCATCGAGTACCTGCTTGCTGTCTGTCACCCCTGTTAATATGACATGCTCTTCTTTTGCAAACGAATCTAATGATAAGACACTAACCGCTAGCCAGCCCGATTGCCCAATCAGGGACTCAAGACTAGAGACTTTCTTTGAATAATTAGAGTAGTCAAAAACAACCTCGGCATTGTTTGTTGATAAACTTTTAGCCGCATTAAGTACATATTCACCTAAAGGATGGGTTAGTCGATAAATATGAGTATTATCAGGGACTGCCTCACCTTTTCGAATCAGCTGATAACTGCCTGGTTTTATACTTAATGTTGGCGGCTTCTTTAGACTAAATCTTAACTGCGTAGGATGGAAGGTTGCATAAGGAGATAAGACAGATCGAGTTATTCTCCAGAAGAAACGGCTTATACGATCTAGCTGTTCTTCAGCTTTTTGCTTATGCATTTTAAGCAACTCATGGATATCTGCATCGAAGTGCTCAAGTAATAGCTCTCGAGTTTGTAGCATCTTTTGGTTAATCTGAGCTTCTAGCTCATCTTGTAGCTTATTGAAGCTTTCTTCAATCTCTTCATTAGTACGACATTTGTCATAAATTTCAAGAATACGCTTCTCAAAATCTAAACCACTTTCAATAGTCCCTAGGATTTCGTTAGAGGCCCCAAAGACACCATCAAACAACTCAAACTTCTGACTTAAAAGCTCCATTACCCTTTGGTCAGCTGCGTTACGCTCATTAATGAAGTTAACTACAACAACATCAAAGGCTTGCCCATAACGATGACAGCGACCGATACGCTGCTCTACTCGCTGCGGATTCCATGGGAGATCATAGTTCACAACCAATGAGCAAAACTGCAAGTTAACTCCTTCTGCAGCCGCTTCTGTAGCAATCATAATTTGAGCTTCCTCTCGGAAGTAATCAATCAGTGCTGTACGTCTATCAATAGCCGGAGATCCTGTGACTCTATCGCTGCCATAGTGTTTGGTTAGCCATTTTTGATATATGCCTGTATTAACTGAGCTGTTATTGCTGCCATTAAAGGCAACTACCTTGCCAGCAAAACCATATAATTCTAAAAACTCTAACAGGTATTGCTGCGTACGACGAGACTCAGTAAATATCACAGCTTTTTGAGGCGCACCCATTTCTAACATACGGGCAAACCCACGATCTAATGCAGTTAATAGTGCGTAAGACTTCTCATCTTCTTTAATTTTATTCGCTAACTGTAAGTATTGATCAACTTCTGCTATTTCAGCTTTTAATAGATCAGAGTCGACACCTTGCGCTTCCTCTGCCGCTTCATACTCTAAGTCTTCTAATAACTCCTCATCAATATCCTCTTCTAATATGAAATGATCAATCCATTCCTTATCAATAGTTTGATTATCAAGAAGTGCTTGTAGACGAGACCTAATAGATTGAAGTGTCGCAATGACTGCAGATGTAGAGGATGCCAAAAGCTTACGTAAAACGATACTAATTAGATGGCGTTGCTGCCTTGGGAATGCGTAACTAAAATCACGTTGAAGATAGCTATTAATTAGATCATAAAGTCGCTGCTCTTCATCACTCGGCGTAAAAGGTACAGTTAGCGCATGTCTTTCGGTATAAGGTATATACTCTAAGACATCCTTTCTAAGTGTACGATGCACAAACTGGTCTAAACGTCTTTTAAGCTCAGTAAGATTACCCTCATTCACGTATTGACGACGGAATGCTTTATCATCACCAAATAGGTGCTCATCAATGACCGTACTTAATCCATATAACTCCATCAACGAGTTTTGTAGTGGCGTCGCTGTTAGTAACAGCTTATTACGCCCTGCTAAAGATTTTTTTAGACTATTACCTGTCTTGTTGCTGGATCTATGTGCATTACGCAATCTGTGCGCTTCATCGATAACAACCATATCCCATGGTATTTTAGCTAACTCATGCTCCATACGAGAGGCAAAAGGATATGAAATAATATTGATTTTTTTGTTCTCAAAGGGATTATATACCCCCTCTTTTCGTAGTTTGCGCCAAGTCGTTAAGTCTAAAACCTGTACTGGTAAATTAAACTTATCTTGCAGTTCTAACGCCCACTGCTTACGTAAAGAGGCGGGACAAACAATTAATAAGTCTCTTCTATACTCAGCCCAGTACTGACAGAGTACTAATGCTGCCTCAATAGTCTTACCAAGACCAACCTCATCTGCTAAAACTACACCTCGGCTTAGAGGATTGCTTAATGCAAAAAGTGCTGCTTCAATCTGATGCGGGTTTACATCAACTTGTGCATCAAACAGAGATTGTGCGATACGGGATTCATCTGAGCTACTTCGCTGCTTAGTGATCTCCCAAGCAAAATACTTAAGCTGGTGATTGGTTGTATTACTCATAATTATATCGCAACTTATCATTTAAGGTATCTCTCTCACCCTGCTCTTAACTCTTTGTAAGATATTGAAAAATAAGGGCTTAAAAAATTAATTTTGCAAGCTAAATTTTTAAGCCTTCAGATATCAGTAAGTTAGGAAAAAAGAGTTAAGAGTCTGGTATCCTTTGCAAATAGTAACAATAACTTAGATGTTAATCTATCAATACACATCCATATCGCGAATTTTTCTTATCATATATAATTACTTTAACTTCTTAGCCCAATCAATTATTTAAGAAAAGCCACTACTCAAAGTAGTCGCTTTTCTTTCAACACTCTCTGAAAATCAAGTTTCTTTACTTTCACCTATGCGGCGAATCCAAAGCTCGCTCACACCTTTGTTGAAAGCATCTTCAACGGTTAAATAATCAGGATTGTTGATATCGCGCCCCAACATACCAGGGTAGCTTAAATTGGTTACTTTAAACGGCTTGTCGGTGCGACCACGCTTAAAGCGGCCAATAATTAGCCCATTTTGAGTTGAGGGAACCTGGGTTGATTCCGTCTTGTCGTTTACGTCGCCTCGTTGCACGCCAACAGCGGTTGAAATAATTTTAGTTTCAATCATGATTAATCCTTAGCTTGAGAATGATAAAGGTCTTAGTTTTTCAAAAGTAACCGGTATTTCTACCAATTCGCTTCTGCTACTTGCTGATAATTCAATGCTTGCTGACTTAACACCAACTATCCATGATTCCTGAACAGCAATTCTTCTGGGATCATTGGGGTTTAACAATGCCACCGTTAGTTTAAACGCATAGCTTTTTGTTTCGTTCATTGTTCCATCATTGTTAAACGCAAGCCTGCGACAAGCTTTGTATGATTTAGAGATATCTCCTTTGGCTGTTTCGATAAAGGTGATGTCCATTTCACTGCTTGTTTGTTGGGTCAAGTAGTTCGCCTGGTAAGATCCAGCTTGATAGCTTTCAGACTCATTAGAACCTAGCGACAATTCAGCATTAGTCGCAAGGTAGCTAAGCGTTTGATCCTTAAACCAGGGTATATCGCCTTTATGACCAAATATATTCTCTATCTTTACCCTGTAAACTGCCTTGATCAGCGCCTTATGAGCCTTAACTCTTCCATAAATTCGGGCATATTCTTCTAGTAGGTTTTTGCTTACAGTGCTATCAACTGCACTGCTCGTTTTTTGAGCTGCATTACTGACTAAGTTGAAGGCTGTTTCTCTAAAGTCATTGCCAGCTGTAAAGTCATGGTCGATTAACTCGCTAACTAAATCCAGCATTACTCGTCATCCCAAAACATATCGTCATCCACATCATCATCTACTGGCATTTCCTCACCCGGCATCGGCTCTTCACCTGGCATGCCAGCTTCTTGGCCCATTAGCCCGCCTTGCTCATCTGCCGGTCTAGCTGATAATCCTGCTGCCACACGCTCTGCTAGATTAATATCGGCCCCAAACACATCCTCTAGCATTAATTGGTTGGTTTCCTTGTCAAAGCCTAGTTCACGAAGGCCGGCAAGCGATTGGGCCACAATAGCGAGCGTATTAGCTCTATTTTGCTTGTTATTAAGCATTTCAGTAGCAGCCGCTGATTGATCCGAGTAAAAGTCAAACTGCCAGGGGTAGTCTTGAGGCTCGAACCATTCGTTATACTTAATACCCCAGTGTATGCTCATTAAGTGGTTAAATGCGTCAATACAAGCTTGTCTGATTAGCATTGACCGTCTCATAACTTGCGCTGATGTATGGAAGGCTGCACCGTCACCCAGGCCACCTGCCAGCATATCGGCCCAGCCAATTAGTGATAGATCCATGCCCAGGCCACCGGCTAAGCGACGTAAGTTAATCATCAAGATACCCTCATTCAGTGGTGCTACACGTTGCGCTAGGTCGCCTACTGACTGAACAACTTGCTTTTCGCCATACTGCGGTAGTACGTGGTATTTTGTACCGTACAAAGCCTCACCGCCGTCAAACGCATCTTGAATTTGATCGCGGTAGCTCCTTAACATTTTAGTTAACGAGCTGATATAGCCTTGTCTTTGTTTGGCTGGCATGCCTTCCATATTAAGCGTTAAAAAAGCCTGTTTTACGCTGTCTGCAATTTGCTGGTTGTTAAGGCCAGCACGACTAATGGTTACGTCTCTCCACGCGTCCTCAATAGGATATAAGAATGAGCCGCCTACCTCTGACGGTAGGATTGGGTTATCGGATCTTAGGTCATAAACAAGCGTTGTTCTATCCTGCCATACGTCTAAGGCCATTTGCGGTATGTTCTCAATACGAGGCATTTTAACTCTAAGCATTTGTTCTAATGACAACTTGGCAATAGTACGCTGCTTATCTTCATCTTCTAAGGCGTGAAAGCCAATAGTGCGCCCTGCTTGCTCAAACGGCATGATTAATGAAGGCTGGGTAAAGCGGTTATTCATTAAATCAAGCACGCCTTTGCGCTCGTCTGTATAGATACGAGCATAACTATCACCATAAGCAATAGCCTGGCGTGCCAGCGAGAATACATGACGATTGATTAGGGGTGCGATATGTTTAGCTTCACGCTCAACCTTTTTTCTAAGCTCTTTGGCTCTGCGGCCGCCTTCTCTGATGTGATCGTTTGGTGTGATAAAAATCATATCACCGGTTGACTCATGGCCGCCTAAAGCTGCGGTAACATGTAAGCTTAACGCCTCTGAAACTTGAGGGTCTGCCTGCATGATTTCCCACATCGTATAAATCTGTCTGCGAGTACGCGGCTGCTTTGCCTTGTGATGAAAGGTGCCAAGTTCAAACGGATTGGTAGCCTCATAACTACGATCCACATCGTCAATAGTAGGTATTTTCTCTGATATTCGAGCTTGCCTATCATCAATTAAAAAGCTTGCTAGACGTTTTCTAAAATTCATCATTTGTGCCCTTATCTTGGCCCAGAAGTTGAGCTGCTACCACTTCTAACACCGCCGTGAACGTGGCCTTTTAGTGATATACCGCCACCAACCACATCATTACTTGCTGACATAGTGCCTTGAGTTGTGATATTGCCTTTAGCCACCATGGTTCCATCGGCGGTAATGCCGCCATTGGCTGATATATTACTGGCAGTAGATACATTGCCCTTAACAGACATAGTGCCAGTTGTGCTTTGGCTGCCGGTATGGTTAATCTTTGCTTTAACATTCATGTTATCGGCCGTTATAGACACTGTACTGGCATCAATGGTCACGCTTTGGGCCTGCATTTGTATCAGGTCTTTTGCTGTCAAAGTAATACGAGCTCTTGCCAGCAATTCAATGTTTTGCTGTCTTATGCGGCGAACATCAACTACCGCTTGGCCACCGCCATGGCGACGGTAAAAAGCAATCACTGGCATTGAGGTGTCGCCTTGCTCAAAGAAAACCCATACGTCGGCACCTGGTAGCAATTCACGCTCGGTATCAAGATCATCATCACCGATTGGATAAGCCAGCATAGCGGTAATACCCTCCGGCACCCCATCGGTTAACCCAGCTATTGCTACATTGGCCGTTCTATTGGCCTTGTCATAAGACACCAGCTTGGCTGGGTGAAAATATGGTGATATTACGCTCATTTTTCGCCCTCCAATTGTGCAAGCCACGCTTGAGTGGCCATTATCGGCCTGCCACCTAAAGCCCCAGTATCGTAACGATGCGCTGCTGTTAAAACCACCAAACTATCCTGGCTTGAACCGTCGTCAACGGTTACCACACTGCCAGCGTTTAACCTATCATCAAGCTGTCTTACCATCTTGGCCTTAGTCACTAAGATACGACGCAAGTTTTGCAATTCCCTGGCATCTGCTCTTGGGTAATAGCCTACTTGCTTGTTGTTAAGTGGTGAACCTAAGATATCCGATCCGTTATCATCAATTGATAAAAAGTTAGTATTACCATGCGATAAAACATGGGGGTTATCTATCCACTGTAAAGCACTACGATCGTATATAAGCGACTCACCTTTGAACAAATCATTAATGCGAGTAACAGATATTTCGCCGTCGCTATACATAGTTACAGCTGCTTCTTTTTGCAGCGATATTGCTATTCTTTTTGTCGGCAATTGGCCCTTTAAGCATATAAACTGATTTAACTTGATATCGCCTTTTAATCGTATCTTTGCACCCAGGACCCGATAAACCTCGTTAAAGCTTGTATCGTTTAGTGACGTGGCCCTACTTGCTACACTTAGCAGCGGCTCGCAACCCGATAACACAGCAATAATAATTAATCCGCCCACACGTTTTCCTGCCTTAACCGCCTGCATATTTATATGCTGTGATTTGACGATCGTTAAGCTGATGCCGTCGCCAACTATCAGCTTATCGCTAATACCCAATAGTCCTTTTAGCTCGTCGGTAGCTTTAACTACCATTTCAAGAGATACTGGCACTGGCACCAAGTCAGTACGATATATCGCACTAATAAGGTCGCCGCCGCCAATAATCGAGCCGTCAGATAGAACTACCTTCATCTTTTTCTCCTAATGGCGTGGGAACCATGCACTTAAGGGTATGGAGGAAACGCCATGATGGTTAAAGTATTGATTTCTCACATTTTTAATAATAAAATGTGAAATATGAAACATCGTGCTTATAAATTCCGCTTTTACCCAACTGATGAACAAGCTAAACTGCTTGCTCAAACGTTCGGCTGCGTGCGGTTTGTCTATAACACGATATTGCGCTGGCGTACTGATGAGTATTACCAAA